AACATCTATTATTGGAATCTGATATTCTAATGGTGGTAATTTTTTATCTTTATACCTCCATGCTGATACAGATTCCCATTCACCTACGTCTCCCAGATTAACAAATACATCTGGTTTAACTTTTTTAATTGCTTTTACTACGCAATTTATAGCAGCATCATCCTGCAAAGGAAAATGCTGGTCTGGTACTATTATACCACGTTCTTTGAGTTTCAAGGAAACCTCCTATTTTTTTGTAAGAGCTTTCTTAACTTGAGCCCAAACTTTATTATCAAGTTTATTAGAAGATAATTCTACTAAATAATCTCCTATAACTAATAAGATAGAAACTAATGTTTCTTCTCCTAATAATTTTTTAAGTATTGATGCTATTGTTTTTCCCATTACTTATCTCCTTTTTCACATTCTGCATCGCAGTCAGCTAAGCCTTTCATATAGCCTTGCTTTTCTACAATCATTGATTTTACTTCTGTCAATCTATTACTAGACTCTTGAATTTCTTGAACAAGAGCATTATGCTGTTCTACTAGAGATTGCATTTCTGCTTCTGCTTGTTCTTTTAAACTCAATGTTTTTATTTCATCTTTTTTAGTCACGTTTTTTCTCCTATGTTATATTAACTAAACTTTACCTTGTCCTCTGCTTTTTTTCTTGTAATGGGCACTTAATTTATTACCATACTTAGTATGTCTTCCCATACCTTGCCTGGTCTTTTTAGGACCATTCGTTCTTCTTTCTATACCCCCGAATTTTTTTCTCAAGATTCCTTAATCTCCTTTTTATCTTTTTTTTTAGATTACCAAATTTTTTTCTATTTCTTCCCACTACTTTTGCCTAATAGCCTTTTTTCTTTGTCCTTTTTAATCTGCCTCTTCTTAATCTGGCTAACCTTCTTTGCTCTTGTTGTGTCTTCCTAGCATTGAATCTCTTCCTCTTAGTCTTTGGCTTAGTCACTTTCTTCCTCTTTTGTAATCCTGGCATAATACCTCCTTAATATATTAACCAATTCAATCCTGTAGTCGCCTCATAACTTTGAACGTCATACATAGATAAATAGCGACCTTGAACGAATATACCAAATTTAGGAGTTAATTTCCACCCTAATACTATACCCATATCATAATCCATGCTATTTTCTGCTGCTTCATAGTTAAATGAATAGTCTGACATTCCATTCGTATATGGATAAACTGTTGACCAGAAATGAAACCAGTTCTTATCTGTATATTTATAATAATCTAAACCTAGAGATAAAGACAATTCATTTTGGTAGCCTAAATCACGAGCATACTCTTCATTATAATCATCTACTAATTCACCATATACTGCAGTATAAAACTCTTCATCAGTAGTTGCTACTAAATTTCCTTCTTCGTCCCACCATAACCAATCGTAGAACTCATATCCATATTGAGTAAATTGCTGTGCCCATTCATCTGTATACCCTTTATCATAAGCGAATAACCAAAAAGGAATAAACTCACTAGTGTCTATACCTTGTTCATCCCACCATAAATCAATAGGTAGGAAGTCTAAATATGCTGGGTGACTTCTAGCTGCAATACCCATAGATAAATCAAAGTTTCCTAAGTTCTTTCTATATCTCATATCAACAGCTGCAAACTCTAAGTCTTCTAATCCTTTAGCATCATAGTTTGCTTTAAAGATAAATTTAGGTGCTAAGTATCTAAGCATATATTCATGGTCATCAAACTCTTCACCAAATTGTTTATGTTGAGAGTATTCTAATACATATTCCCAACCTTGTGCCATACCATTACCAATCATAACACTTTCATTAATCGGTGCTTCTTTACCTGTGTACCAAACTTCAGGTTTGTTCTCATAATCATAGCGTGCTAGCTTTCTAATACCAAAGGTTAAAGAACCGTGGTCTTCTAACTCTTCTTGTATTTCTTGTAAAGCACCATTACTAACTTGATAGGTTTGGTCTTTTGTTAAAGGACTTGTTAGGTTGTATGCACCATAGATAGTTCCAAACTTAAAAAAGTCTTGAGCATTCAATGAGCATACTAACATTAATCCTGCTAATAATTTCTTCATTACTGAAACCTCCTTAACATAATTGCGTCAATTTCTTCTTTGATTTCTTTTTTGATATCATCTGCATTTAACTGAAACGATAATCCTGCTTCAAATCGTTTAATTTCTTTTCCTTTTTCAAACATAAGTATTGTTGGAACTGAAGCTATTTTCCATTCACTTGCTATAATAGCACCATACGCTGGATGGTCTATGCTTGCATTAAACCAAACACAGTTCTTCATTTTTCCTAAATCAATAGATGCTTTTGCATTCCAATCTGCATTAACCTGTATAACAACACATTGATTTTGGCTTAAGAATTGTACTTCTTGTAAGCTTTTAAGTGTTTGTTGCCCATACAATAAGGACGAGGATAAAAACAACCCAAAGGCTAATAAGCATTGTTTTAAGTATTTTTTCATCATAATGTTTCCTCACTTCTGCATCATCATACGTTCAATGTTTTTAACATCTTCACGCATTTCTTTTTGTTCTTCTTTCATCTCTCCCACATCTTTTTGTGTTTCGATGATAGTATTTCGTATCATTTGGTCTTTCAAATCATACTCTGTTCGACCTACTTCTGGTACTGGTAATTCTTTAGCTTCTTCAATGTCAGCTTGAAGCGTAAACCACATACCAACTACAAGAAAAATACTTGTAGCTATTCCAGCTAGTGTTTCTATACTAAGTGTAAATTTACTATCTTTACTTACTTCGTTTGCCACTTTATCCTCCTATATCCGTGTTATCTACCGTTAATTTTGGTGCATAGTAAGTATTACCGTCACCCTTTAAATACCAATCTATTCTAGCTTTATCTGGTATTGTTAAATCTACTGTTTCATAAGAAATTCTATTTTTTCTAGTAAACTGCTCTATTCCATGTCCTTTATGTGCTTTAGGAGTTCCGTCATATTGGCTTTCCTCTTCTAAAAAATTATTATACCAGGTTAAAATAGTTCCTTCTTTGCAATGTTGCATAATACGACTAGGAAATATTCTCTTATTAATCATATCTCCAAAACCGTCATAAAATACACCATCATATTTTTTATCTGTAGGAATACTGTCATACCAATCTCCATTAACTGGAATAACATTAGGCTTATCTTTAGCCCATTCTACTAAATTAGCATATATTCCATCATTGATTTCTACAATAGTGTGTGATTCAATATCTTTTTCTTGTATTAAATCAGCACTAATTCCCATGCCAAAACCAAATTCTAATATATGTCCACCATTAGCACATACTATATCAGCATGTTTTTGCATAATAGGAGTTTCCCATGTTGACATTACATCCCAACCTGTTGCTTCATCTATGATACAATCATCTTTAATTGTATATGTTGCTGCATATGCATAGCCTTTCATCGACCACCGCCTCCACCAGCTTCGTGTTGTCCACCAATGCAATGACTCATATGAAATGGAGCACTTCCTATATCTAATAAATCTGATGCAGTTGTATTCGTCCCTGAAGAAGATTCTAAAGGATTATTACTTCCACCAAATTTATCAAAGTTATCTGCACTTCCACCTGCACTTTCAAAAGAATAGGTTTTACTATCTCCTGAAACTCCTGTGCATAGTCCTTTTAGACTTATATTTGTCATTTGGTCTCCACCTGTTGTATGGTCGGTATCTTCTAATCCACAAGCTTCTGATAAAGCTGCACCATTATAAGCCAATCCTACATCTGTATTGCCTACTACTGGTAAAGACATTTATTAACCCTTTATCTTTTTATATTCAGCAATGTCTGCTTTAAGTTCAGTTGCTTCCGCCTCTACCACTGCCAATCTCTTTTCTGCTTGTGCGATTGCTTCGTCCACTGGTTTTTCTTGAACTCTATCCACAACTGTAACATCTTTACCTGCTTCATTTTTCATTGTGCGAAGATGTTTAATTTCAACATACTTAATTGCGTCTGCTATGTCTTGCGATTTTTCTGCTATTTTCTTAGCCATTTTTTAACTCCTGTATCTCTTGTTTAAGTTCCTTAATTGCCTCTATTAGTAAAGGCACTATTTTCTCATATTTAACTGCTTTATATCCACTATCTCTTTGAGTAACTACTTCTGGTAATACTTCTTCAACTTCTTGTGCAATAACACCAACATCGTGTCCTTCATTACCATGAATAGTTTCTTTCTCTTTTTCAGTTAGTTTTTTCCAGTCAAATTCTACACCACTAATCTGCATTACTTTATCTAATGCATTATCTAATGGTTTAATATTTTCTTTCAATCTTTTATCTGATGTCGAATAAGCAACTACATCATTAGCAGCATCTATTCTTCCATCAGTAGTGCTTGGAGCAACATCTACTCCTAAGCCACCATCTGCAATGTTAACACCATTGTCAGTTAATTTAAATCTTACTCCACTATCAACATTACTTGTTCCAATTCTAAATTCATCAGCACCATCGTCATAGCCCATAGTATATTGAACTGTTCCATCGTTATAAAATTTAATTTCACAATCACTTCCATCAGGAGCATCCATTCTAATTCTACAATCCCCAGAAGAAGTTTTTAAATCTAATGTTTCTGCTGGAGTTATTCCTACTCCAAGTCCAGAACCATCTATTCTAACCACTTCTCCACCATTAACACTAAATCCTATATTGTCTGCAGCAGGGAAATACATACCTGTATTATTGTCTCCATTATTTGTATAACTTGGAGCACCTGCACTACCGTCATCTGCACTTATAGTGCTAACTCCTTCAATTTTTCCTGATGTAGAAAGTTTTAAACTATCAGCATCATTTGTTCCGTGAATAGAAACATAATCAGAATCAGCATTATCATCTGATGGACAAATGTGAATAACACCTTCATTAGTTTCACTATCAGATGTTTCGTGCATAATATACCCAGGGTCATTGCTACTATCTCCTGCTTGAAAATTAATATAAGATTTATCAGTTGTTGTGTCAGCAAAACTATCTGCTATATTACCAGTTCCATCTTCGTGATAAAATCTCATTTCTGCTGAACTTGAAGTTGTTTTTACATAAAAAGGTTTATAACAACGAACAATGCTACCAATTCTCATTCGTTCGTTTGCATCTCCATAAATTCTTGTATCAGATGCATTAATTTCAATCATATCATCATTTGAAGTATCTCGTCTTAAATGGAAATCTCCACCTGAAGTATTAGATATATGACCACTTGTTATTCTTAAATATTCTGTACTATTCGCTGCTCTAAAAATATGTTGTCCGCCATTGTAATAATTGTTTTCATCTCCACTATCTCCAAACCACGCCTTTACACTCCCCGATGGGTCTAAAATCTTTGTATAAGTTTGGTCATAAGTCATACCTCTATTAAGATAATGGGTTGGACTTCTTTTATCTAACCAACCAAATCCATCAGTAGTTGATGAACCAGTTGTCCAACTGCTATAAGCACTATGTCCTGTTGAATTTAAGTGGTTATCCCTCGTTACTTTAAATCCATAATAATATTTATTTCCACTATCGTGGTCGCCAATAGCGATAGCAATATTACCGCTTGAATTAACTCCTACATATTTATTGAAACCATCTGTTCCTCTATCAACTAAGGACGCTGCATATGGATAACCTGCTACCCCATCTTGTCCATTTACCCCTGAATAAGTATAAAATGATATTGTAAAATCTATTGCCTTTGACGCTCCATAAGCATAACCTACAACATGTATACTACACATTCTAGCAGACGCCCTTGTAATATCAGTATTAATAATTATTGAGCCTGCCATATTAGTATTATCACTATAAGTTAGAATATTGTGCCAAGATGTTAAGTGATGACTTGACGCATTACCGCCTGTCCTATTTAAACCATCTAATCTCATACCATATTCGGCTTTATGAGATACTCCAATATCTACCCTGTCTGACCCTGCATCTACTTTAAAAGCATTTGCATACCCATTGCTTTCTACTCTAAAATCTGAATCATGACTACTCTCATTAAATACTGCTCCATAATTAACAGTTAATGGAGAACTCATTGTTACATTACCACTCATACTTATAGAGCCACTTGTATTGAATATCATAGCATTTGTTTGTTGAGCAGTAGATATTGCTATTTGTTCAACATGAGTGGCATCTCCAATTCTTAAAGCATCTCCACTATCTAAATTAGCAATGAGTGCAATATTTCCTGCTGCATCATATTGATAATAGCCCTCATTATTAGCAACTCTCATATGTCCCAATGCTCTTATATCTCCATCTGCAATTATACTAACAGTATTACTACTATCACCGTGAAATCCAAACCAACCACTTGCACCTGTAAGCATAATATTTGCTTGGTTAGCACTCCCACCTGTCCAAGAAGTATCATCTAATTGCCAAACACTATCATCTCCAAAATATATATTACCTTCTATGTGAGCATGTCCTGCAACATCTAATTTTTGTGTTGGCGAGTTAGTGCCTATTCCAAGATTTCCTGTGCTATGCACCATTCGCATTTTTTCAGCACCACCAGTAAGCCATAAAATATTAGCAGCATCTGAAGTGATAAATCTCAAATCTCCAGTTCCTCTATGAGTTAAATCTGATGTAGCATTATCTCCAGACCATCTAATAAGTCTTAAACTATAATCTGTATAAGTATCACTTGCAATTAAATCTACAAAGGCTGTTCCAGAACCACCTGAACCAATTTCAATATTTCTATTACCATCGTTTGAACCGTCAAGAGTTAGAGTGCTTCCATTAAAAGTAAGATTAGATTCTACTGTTGCTTCATCTGCATCTTTATAAGTTAATACACCATCAGCAGTAGAACCATCGTGAGATATTCCTGCACTTGTAACATAACCATAAGCCTCAATTTTTTCTTTAATAGCTCCAGAAGTCATTAAGTGGTCATCGGTATCAACGAACTCAGAACCAATATCAATGTCATTCATTGTATGCCCACCAAGCACAAGTGTGCCCTCCAGAGCTATATTAGTATTTTTATATTGAAATATATGTCCTCTACAATCTAATAATTCAGTCCAAGAAATAGTGCTACCAACAGAACCTCCAGAATCACTTGTATAGACCATTATTCCATCATACAAATCTACTCTTGTAGCAATATCATTAATGGCATAAGTATGTTCTCCAGATGTGGTAGTAAAATCTAAACCATATCCAAATTGTCCATAATTACCACCAGAATATCCAATAGCCATACTTCTTGGATTACCATGATAACCTCTACCATTATCCCACCTTACTGTTTTATCTGTACTATCAAAGTTTACCCTTGCAGTAGCTAACTCTCCACTAGTTATTTTACTTGCTGGTAAAACACCTATTTTAGATGCTTCTATAGCTGCGTCAGAAGCTATATTATCAGTAGTTAGGTCTGATATTCTAGCTAAAGGCACAGTTCCTGATGTTAATAAATTTGCACTATGATTAGGCACAGATGTTAAGTAGCTATAACTTTCAATCTTTTCTTTGATTGCACCTGATGTCATTAAATGGTCGTCAGCATCAACAAATTCTGAGCCAATATCAATGTCATTAACTGCGTGTCCACCAAGGGTTAAGTTTCCTGCTGTAGTAAATCCAGCAGCAGTTATTGTACCACTTGTAGTGTCATTAGCATCATTTTTTAAGAAGGCATCATCTACATTGAAAGTAGTGCCTGATAGAGTTAAATTGGTTCCACCTGTATAAGTAGTGTTGGTATCTGTTCCTGTAATTTCTTGTATATCACTACTATCTCCGTCGTGAATATACAATTTATTGTTTGTATAATCATATGCCAACTCATAAGCTGCAATTTCACTTGTAGTAGGTGCACCTGACCCTCGCTTAATCTTAACCGTATTTGACATTTAACTCCTTAATAAGTTCCACAGTCTATTGTTGCACTTGTAATTGTACTTGCTTCAACATCTGCAAATTCTACGTTACCAAGACTTCCACTAAAGACTTCACTTGAATTGCTAGCATCTGGAATAAACTTAAATTTGCTATCCGTGTCATCAAATCCAAAGAAACCTATTTTAGCTGCACTACCAGTGTGATATCTAAATTCAACACCTCTGTCTTTATCATCATCACTTCCTGGAGCAGAATCTCCACCCAGTGTAATAATAGGGTCATCTAAAGTAGTTGTTGTAGAGTTAATAGTTGTTGTAGTTCCATTAACCTGCAAATCACCTGTAATGGTAACTTTATTATCCCATCCAATTTTCATTGCTTCTGTAGCTGTACCACTATTACCAGTATAAAATATTAAATCAGTTTTATTTACACTTGATGTAAAATCAGCTGCTGCTTGTGCTACAATAGATGCTGCTAAAGCTACAGCATCAGTTCCTGCACTCTCATCTGGTGCTGAGAAATTAATTCTTCCTAAAATTCCACTTATATCTACATCAGTAGTAGATGTGTTTAATTGAAGTATAGTTCCTCCAGATGCTTTTATTGCTACATTTGCATTAAAAGCAGTAGCTCCTGCTGTTACAGTAAATCCTTTTGCAAATGTCATTGCACCACCATCTACAATAGAAATAGCATCATCTCCATCTGTAAACTCAATGAGAGGAGTTCTTAACGATGTTGATGTAGTTAATGTTCCTATAGACATAGAACCTGCTGTAAAAGCTCCTGCTACATCTACTGCACCATCACTAGCTTGTACACTAAATGCAGAACTTCCACTTGAATCATATACTTTAAAATCTACATCAGTACTTCCAGGTCCAATTTCTACTATATCTTGTGTAGCATCTATAGCTTTAACCATAACAACGCCACCTGCAGCAAGTCTAGTTTCACCGTCTGTAGAAAAATCTATATATTCAGAATCTGACTCTCTACCCATTTTAAGTGAAGTATTTAATATAGATGTAATAGCTGTTTGTGCTGGAGTTATAGATATAGTTCTAGCTGCAGCTCCGTCAAATGTTCCACCTGCTGTTATACCAGTTCCTGCAGTTAATGCATTTGGAACTTTTAATACCGATAAAGTATCACTAGATAATTCTATTGTAGAAGTATCTGCTGCATTTGTATTTAACATTGTTCCTTCTACTGAGTCAGCTGCAATAGTTAATGCTCCTCCAGCTGCTACTGCAGCATCTCCACTTATATCATTAAATATCGCATCTCTTACAACACTAAAATCAGCTCTTTTTATTGTTCCTGCATCTGATACCATTAATTCATCAGCATCAGCAAGGTCTCCAGTCATAGCTGTTTGTCCACTAATAACATTAGTGTTCAACATACTGCCTTCAACAGCATTGGCTGCAATAGTTAATGCACCGCCTGCTGCTACTGTTGCGTCTCCAGAAACATTACCAAAAATAGCATCTTCTAAATCACTAAATGTAATTTTCTTTTCAGTTCCATTATCAGAATATATGAAATGGTCTTGAGATTGATGTAGAGCAGAGCCAGCTGTTAATCCGTCAACATTTAAATCTAGTGTTACACTATTGTTAGTATCTCCACTTGCAATTGTAGCATCTAATCCTACCCCAGCTGTTAAATCTGACAATAAAGGTAAATGTATTGTTGTCGCCCCACTATCAGCTTGACCGTCTGCTGTACATCTTCCTATAAATAGTTTTTTAGTATAATTTTGAAATGCCAATTCGCCATAATGTAAACTCGATGGCAAAGTAGCAGAATCAAAATCTGCAGTACTATTTCTCTTAATTTTTATTCTATTACTCATTATTCGCTCCTAGTTAAATAAATGTTCCACCATTTATTTCGTTATCATCAATCCATTTACCAGAAGCACTATCATATCTTAATAATGCTCCATTTGCTGGACTTGTTAAATTTGTATCATCCAATTCACTTATAGTGTCTCCACCAAAATTGTCAGCATCTGTTATAGTTACATCTGCTGTTCCATTATCTATTTTTAGTTTATTATCATCATAAAAAACTAATTTTTTATAAACATCTTTTATCTTATTTGGACTTGATAAACTTCCACCCATTATCCACCTACCTCTATATTGTCAAATGTTGGCTTACTTGGTAAATCAACAGTAGTATATGATGCGTCTGCAACTATAGGGACATCAACATCTGCTGTATCAGTTGGTATATCAATGCTAGTATAAGTAGGCATTGATACTGTTACTTTTGTATATGACGCATCAGGAGTTATAGTTCTATCAGTATAATTTGCATCTAAATTATCATCAAAATGAACAGAGAGGTCATCTAATGCTCTGTTTATTCCCGATAAAACCGATAATCCAAAATGTCTTTTTCTCCAAGTATTAGCCATTAAAATCCATGTTGTTTTACTGAACGCATTCCACCAACTCTTCCTCTATTAGCATAAGCTTTACCTTCCTTAATTCCACGTTCAAATCTGTTTTCATAATACATTGCTGTCTTTAATTGTTCAGGTTTCTCTTCGTATCCATATTGAATTGCTTTATCAACTATATACTGATGAAATTCAGATGGTAATTCACTTTCTTCAGTATGAGGTTCAGATGAATCACTATCTAATGTATAAAAATGGTCTGCTTTTTTAATGTAAAACAAATATACTTTAAAAACAGACTCAGGAGAAGTAAATGCTTTTTTCTGCTCCTGTGAACTATCATACTCTGCAATTCCAATTGAATCACGTTCTACCCACCAAACAAACTCTTTTAATTTTCTTGTGTATATATTTTTATAATATGGCATTAATCTATATCCCTATATTTTGGTCTTCCTAATAATCTTCTAATATCAACCTGGTCTCCGTCTTCATTTATTATATCTACTGATTTAATCTCTAAAATATCAGATTTTAAACCATAATATCTTTTTCCTATTTCTGTATCAAATTTAGTAGCATTATCTAATAATCTAGTTCTTGCACAAAATTCATCAGAAGCCCTATTGAGCATATGAATTATTTCATTGCTACCTAAATCAGGATGATGTTTCTTAACGATTTCTAACATTTGCTGAAGCTTCACGTCCTCCTCCTCCCGTAGCAGCTCTTCCAACTACGTATGGTTCCATAAACTCTAATAATAATTGACTTACTTTTTTATACTGCTGTTCATACCATGCAGCTAATTCTACATCCTCATCTGCATCTACTATCTTTTTAAGTAAAATATTTCTTGCTGCATGAAATACTACTCCATCATAAAATTCATTTGGTAATCCTGTTATAGATGAATCACCAACAGCAACACTTGTATCAGATGTTATATAATACACATCACAAGGTTGGGAATTTGATGGTGTAGGATGTACATTTAAAATATTGTCTTTGACATAATACTTTGGGTCCTCTTTGCTTGTACGATAAATACTAGCAT